ATTTGTACTAACGCCATGACTTATCTCTAAAGTTAAGCCGTTCTTTTCCACATATAAACGACTATATAAGGTTGAATTGTACTTATTGTAATACTTGGGTTCGTAGTTGGATTTGCAGTATAAAAATCACCTGTATCTGGATCGCCAGAGAAATCACTTGCTGCACCAGAAGAATTAAAACTACCGCTTGTAAAACTTGAAGAAAAATCTATACCAGAACTAGCACCAGATCTTGTACCATCAAACCATTGATGCACATGATTAGGTAAAGTTGTTGAAGCAGTTTTACCACCGCCTGTTTCTTCAACAGTATCAAAATCTGTATCAGAAGAATCTATACCTACAGGTACTTTACCAGCGCCAAAAGCTGCCCATGTACCAAAACCCAATAAAGTTCCAGGATTGGTATTTACCGCAGCATTTATATAAATTGAGCCTACTGGATATATTTTGTCAAAAATATCTGTGCCATTTATTTGTACTTCTCCACCTGTGGTGTTGATGTTTCCAGAAGCAGTTACAGTTGTTGCTGCAACTGTAGAAGCAGAACTAGCACCAATAGCTGTGCCATCTATTGCACCACCATTAATATCTACTGTAGTTAAAGTAGAAGTACCAGCACAAGTAATACTAGCTAATGTTGCTGTGCTAGAAGAACTAAGTGTAGTGAAAGCTCCTGTAGAGGCCGTGCTTGCACCAATCGTGGTGTTGTCAATCGCACCGCCCTCACAATCAATCGTGCCATTTATATCTAAAGTACCACCAACTGTAAGAGTTTTGCCAGAACCTACGTTAAGGCCTACTGACGTACCATTACCAGCACCATTAAAAATACCATCAACAGCATCAAGATTTGTATTGATCTTGCCACCCCACGTATTCGTACTTGCGCCTACTTCTGGTTTAACTAATGATAAATTGGTCGTATTTGTATCTGCCATAATTAGAAATTATATATTATTTTAACCACCTATAGTTTTTGTTTGTACTACAGGATTTACTAATTCGTCAATCTGAGCATCAAGATTAGATTTCATTTCTGCAACCTTATCTGCACCCATAGCAGCTTCAACCCAACCTTGTACATCACTTGCAGTTAAATCTGCAAAAGCTGTAAAGTCTGATAAGTCAGAAGTATCTAAAGATTGCGTACCATATACTGAAGCAGTAGCGGGTATATTTCCAGCTACAGGATCAGAAATAGTATTAGTATCATCTTCTGCATTTAGTCGCCAATGTACGTTAAAAACAGTATCAGCGTTGCTGTCTATTTCTTTAACATCTACAGTTTTAACATCCCATGTATAGTTAATTGCCATTTTTTACCTCGTTAATTTGTTGTTGTAAATCTTCTATGATGTCTTGTTGCTCTTGGATGGCTTTTGTTAAAACAGCAGTTAAAGCTGAGTAATTCATAGACATCCCATTTTCTAAACCCTCTGGAGATTCTAAAGGTTCGTTTATAATTTCATTTATTATAGGCTGTACTTCTTGAGCAATAAAACCAATGTCATTTTCTTGTGAATCTTTCCATTTAAAATTTCTAGGTTTTAATGCTTTAACAGTATCTAAACCATAAGATATATCTTCTATATTTTCCTTAAATTTTTCATCAGAAACACTAGATCCACCAGATGAATTTATTTGAAATTTAAGAGTTCCACCAACATAAAATTCCCATTGAGTTCCATTAACTCCGATGTAACTTGTACCGCCTGTATTTGTCCATGCTTCATATAAATTAGGGCCATTACCTTGTTTTTGAAATTGAGTACCACCAGATGCAGCATTAAGATGAAAGAAATATCCTGGCGCACTTGTGCCAATACCAACATTTCCACCATTAGTAATTCTCATTCTTTCTGTATTGTTAGTAGAAAAAATCATTGGTGTATTTTCTCTATTAGTTAAGTAAACATTACTAGCATCATTACCTAATGAAAAACCATCATTTACAGTATTTCCAGTAGTAGTATTATGAATAGAAATAAAAGTTTGTGATGTGCCACCAATCTGCAAACTGTAGCCTGTATAACCTGTAAATGGTGTCATGCCAATACCAACATTTCCATTAGCCAACATATTTACAACAGAATTACCATTATTAGTAAAAAGCTGTAAAAAACCTGATGTGGATGAATTTCCTACATAAGCATTTTCTCCAGCCATTTCTAAATGTAAATCTGCATTAGAGTTTTTTACATTCAGCACAGGATTAGAAGCAAAAACTGTTAAATTTCTATTTGGACTTGTAGTACCAATCCCAACTTTACCAGAAGAATCAATACGCATTTTTTCTGAAGTACCGCTTCCAAATGCTAATGGCGATGCTTGATCTTGACCATCAATACTAAATAAGGTTGAAACTCTTGCAGAAGCACTATTACCATAAATACTATTTATAGTAATACCGCCAGCTTGAGTGTTATCTGCTGCTGCAATACGCATTACGTTTTCATTGCCATTACTAGAGAGACTGCCGTTAACATCTAATTTAAAAGCTGGACTTGTAGTTCCAATACCAATTCTTTCACTACTATCAATCGTAATAGCAGTGGCATCAGCATTATCGTCTATACCTTGAGAAGTAAAAGCACCGCCAACTGTTAAATCAGATGGTGTAGTCAATGCACCACTTAACTTAGCAGAAGTTACTGTACTGTCAGCAAGCGTAGTTGCTAAAGCAACATTACCTGTGCCATCGAAAGAAACTGCACTAGCAGTAACATTACCAGTTAGAGAAAAGTTTCTACCTGTAGCTAAAGCAGTTGCAGTTGCAGAATTACCAGAAGTATCTTGTGTGCCAGCAGTATTTACACCAGGTAAATTGATATTAGCTGTACCATCAAAAGATACACCACCAATTGTTCTAGCAGTAGCTAAAGCTGTAGCGGTAGCTGCGTTGCCTGTAGTGCTTTGATTTAAAGTACCGACAGTCGCAGTTAAAGTACCACTAGCTAAATTTGTTAAAGTAACATTTCCAGAAAGATCGCCACCCAATGTTATGACTGGTGACTTATTTATCGTGACCGCAGATGCTATATCTCCACCATCAATATTTAGTGAAACTGCTGTTCCTGTTGCACTAAATATTGCATCAATCGTATCTAAATCAGTATTTAAAGAAATACCCCAAGTATCTTCGGCTGCGCCTGGTTCTGGTTTTATAAGGGATAAATTCGTTGTTGTTGTATCTGCCATATTATGCCACTTCTTGTTCGTCTAAATCTGTCCAGGTAGTTGTCGGATTTGTTTGGTTTGTCCAAGTATCACTTGCCACAGTTTGTTCTGTCCAAGTATCTGCTGCAACTATTTGGTCTGTCCATTTTAACCCACCAATAGAACTAAAACTAGAGATTGCTGCAAGCGTAGCAGTACCATGATCTATTTGTGTACCGACTGAAGTAAAACCAGAAGTTGCTGCGACAGTTGCAATTCCGCCATGTATCTTACGACCTATAGAGCTAAATGCAGAAACACCAGCAATCGTTGCACTACCAACATCAATTTGTGTACCTACAGAACTGAAGCCAGATGTAGCCTGAATAGTTGCTGTACCTAAATCTAATTGTGTACCTATAGAACTAAAGCCACTTGTACCTGCAATAGTACCTGCACCAAGTTTGATGATAACGCCAGATGCACTAACACCGCTAACGCCAGCTATTGTGGCTTCAGCTTGGTGTGCTAAGTCGTTATATTTGGATCTACTGTAGTAACCCTGATTATAGCCGATACTGGCCATGATGTTACGCCAGTGTTATATCAAGATCTCCAGCATTGAATCTAAAAACATCGCCACTACTTACGACCTTTGAGGAATCTAAAGTAGAGTAAGCTAATAAATTACCGCTTGAAGAAGCATCTAAAATACCAACAGCAACCACAGTTCCATAGTTAGCTGTAGCTATAGGATATTCAATAGCTGCTGAATTTGTTGCAGTTGTAGGGTTTGTACCAGAAACAGTAAATGCTCCTGTTTGTCTAGCGTAAGCTCCGCCAGAAACTTCTGTACCACCGCCAGTATCAGATGGTGCAACAGTATATAAAGCTACATATAAAGTACCTGGTGCTGAATAAGCATTACCACCAAATACATGGTCTAAAACTTTATCTTCTAAATAATCACTAAATCCTGACATATCTTACCTCAACTCTTAAAATGATAAGTTGTTTTGTGTGCCTTGCCATAAGTTCTTCTTCTTGGTATTAAAGAGCCTTTGCCAAATTCAGCACGTTCTTGTTCCATTCTCATTTCCTCTAGTGCTTTTTCAAACAACTGAGAAAACATACTTACACGCTCATCTTCCATTAAGTAGATCGAAGCGTGTTTTAGACAGCCATATAAATAAACATCTGGGTGTCCTGTCGATAGAAAGTTAGTAGTGTTTGTGCTACTCAACGCTGCTATCGAAGCGTAATAGGTTAATTGTAATGTATAACTTGTGTCAGGTGTAGGTGCTAATTCTAAAGTTTTATCAACAATAGAGAAAAAGACTGGTTGTCCAGAAGTATTATCGTTAGCTTTTCTATAAACATCTAAAGATTCTATGGATTGTTGTAATAAAGGTGTGAAATCACCAGAGGTAATTTCTATGTTTATAGCTTCTAACCAGTCAGTAGGTAAAGATAAATATTGACTATCGGCAGTAGCAGTTGCTCTAACTACCATATCTTTGGTTCTTAATCTTCTGTTAAGTTCACCTTCAGTAGCATCAATAAAAAAATCCAATTTAGAAGTTAAATCACTTCTATTTAGAAAATCTGCTATCTGTGTTTTTAAATCATCGTACGTCATAATTTACCTTGCCAAGTTCTGAAAAGTTTATTGTTGGGATCATTCAACCATTTTTTCCATTTGGCTTTATCGTTCGCCCAACCTTCTCGTATAGCTTTTTGATATATTACCATAGGTACTTCTGCAACATGGCGTAATTCTTTACCTGGTTTTATTTCTTTTAAGTCTTTAACGTGCTTCAAAATTGGAGCTACGTTTTGTTTGGTGTGATAAACAAACTTGTCATCTTCTGTAGCGAACTCGCTAACAAAGTTTGTTCTGGTGTCTATTACTGTTCTTCTTGCCATCTTAAAAAAGAGGGGTGATTACTCACCCCCCTTAATTATACTTATGATGTAGATAAGTCGTATACAGCTCCATGAGCAGCTTCGTTGCTCACTTCTAAACCGAATTCAACCACTAACATTTTAGTTTCAGCATCACCAATAGTTGAGATGTCAATAGTTTCAAAATCTCTAAGATAAGAAACTTTTGCGTACTCAGGATCTAATAGTAAGGCAGTTCTAGCTCTACTTCTGTTTGAAGGAACTACTTGTAGTTCTCCAAAATCACCAGAGTAGATAGATACAGATGCTTCAATAGTATTTGCATCTACAAACTGTCTAGCTGAACTTCTACCAGTAAAACCAGATACAACTGATTTCACGTGAGGGCCAACAACTAGCAATGAAGGCTCACCACCATTAGTGAAACAAGCCTGTTGCACAGTCTTAACAAGAGCTTCAGTAATAGCTCTTTGCGTTCCATTAGTAGTAGCTGCACCACTTCCGCCATAAACACCATTAGTACCAATAGACTTATTAGTAGTGATCCAAGTTTCTAGACCACCTGTTTGTCTAACAGTAGTAGCGTTACCAGCGTTTTTAGCATTGTTTTGAGTTAAGGCTTCTTCCATATCTCTTTTCAACGCTTTAGCCATAAGGGCTAATTGGTGTGCCATTTCACTTCTTTTGCCAGCAGCATCAGAAGCATTTTGTGAGCCAGTAACAGTAGCATCTCTGCTGCTGATTTGACACACGTTGCTTACCCTAGAAGTAGCAGTCGAAGCTGCTCTTGAAAGTTCAAAACCTTCTAGTTTCCCAGTTGCACTTGGAGTTGGCAGAGATTCTACTTGCCAATCGAATTGCACGTTTTTTACATTGTTTTTACCAATGGCACTCATTACAGGAGTTGCTGTAGGAGAGATGTTATAAATAACATCACTTAATTGTTCTCTGTCAGCAGTCGCAGTATAAGTGTCAAAGGCGTTTGTGACTTTAGCCATGTTTATATACTCCTTCTAGCTTTCGCTAGAAATTAAATTAAATTTTCAAATACTTTAGCTGCATCTTGGACTTTGCCAGATTTAGCTAATTTTTGTTTTGACTTTTTCAAAGGAGTTGTTTTCTTAACTTGATTGGCAGTACCAGGTCTAGCTACTCTGGCTGGTGCTTTCTGTGTTGGTTTCTTCTTTGTTGCCTTGATAGTTTTATCATGCAACCAAGAATTTCTTAAACCTAACAAAATGCGATAGTCATAAACTTGATCCATTTCTTGTGGCGTGAATCCTAAAATGTTTATGGCGTAATCCCTAATAGCTATCTTTTCAGAATTAGCTTTTTCGGCATCTTTCCATTCTGGAACTTTTTTCAATAACTCTTGATTACCAAGCTCAACAAATTCTTTAACTTGTTTTTGTTGTTCAGCAAGTTCCTCATCTCTGATTCTTTGCTGTTCAGCTTGAGCTGCATCCAAGCGTTTTTGTTTTTCGTTCCAAACATCTTTTTCACGAACATAAGCAATAGGATCTTCGTCATATATAGCTTTCCAATCTGGTTCTTCACCTAACTCAGCTTTTAAATTAGCTTCAAGTTTCGGTAACAAATCCTTATAAATGTCATCCTTTTGCCTTAACTCTGCTTGTTGGCCTTCAATCTCTTTACGTTGATTAGCCAATTCTTGAGTCTTGCGCGTATAGTCTTGCTGACGACTGTAGCCGTTTTGGAGTTCTTCGAGTGTGACTTCTACTTCAACACCATTTTCTTTAATGGTATAAAGTTGAGGTTGCTCGTCATCCAAAAGCTCTACTTGATCTTCTTGTGACTCATCTTGATCTTCTTCAAGATATTCTTCTTCTGTTTCTTCAACTTCTTCGGCAGCTTCCGCTTCCATTTCTGGTTCTTCGGTAACTTCCTCGATTTCTTCTACAGATTCTTCGACAGCTTCAACAATTTCTTCTACTGGTGCTTCTTCTTCAGGAGTCAGTAAAGTAGTAAATGCTTCTTCTGCCTGTTTTAAATTTGTTCTTAATGCAATCGGTTTTTCCGTTGTTGCCATGTTTTTACCTCATTGTGTAAATAATGTTTGAATTTTACTCTAAAAGACCAGGAAAGCTCAAGGTTTATTACCTAGTTATGCTTCTTATCTTGTCTAATTGAGTTTTTGTTATTCTGCCTTTTTCAATAATAATCCTAAGATGTTTTTCTACTTCAGGCAAAATTCTGATTGCTTTGTGTAAATCTTCTCTAAAACTGCTATCGGCTTCAGAGGAGTTTTCCCACTTTTGTATATATTCTTCTTTGAGGTTAGCAACAGCTTTTTTAAATACATCGCTATTTAAAATAACTTCTGCTTCGTTGGCTTCTAATACTTCTTTTTGTGAGGGCATAATTTATGAGATGGCTTGATAAATAATTTCTTGAAATAGAAATCCTGTTACGCCTAAAAATATAGTTAGGACAAATATCAAGGCGTTTCTAAGGGTTTTGTTAATTGAGGTAATACCATGTTCAATAGACTCTAAACGCCTATAGTTTTCTTTCCAGCGTTGTTCACAAGCAGCTTCATGCGAACTTAAACGCTTATCTACTTCTGTTACTGTTGATTTTGCCATTAATAACTCCAAACAGTAGGTCTTGGTCTTTCTTCTGAGTGATCTGCAATATCCAAATGAATGAATCTACTATTGCCTTTTTGATTAACACCAATACCTGTAAAACCATATTCTTGTGCATGAGTTATAATTTTATATGCTTCTGTGCCACGACACAATATATCGACTGCAAGACCTGTGGTATGTGTACCAGGTTTAGATTTTTTTGCTTCGATTGGATGCTCTGGACAACGATAGCCAGAACTAACTACAAAAGAAAAATTTAAAAAAGTTCTAAGAACTTGCAGTCTATTTAGTAATTCTTCTTTAATGCCTTCCTTGCCACAATGCTGACAAGCAAATTCTTCTGCTTTAAAGTTTTTATATAATTCCCAGTTCATCTTCAAATAATACTTTTTCAGCCATATAGTATTCACCTACGACCATTAAATCTTTGTTCATTTCTTTTGCTTTACGTTCGGCTTCGGCAAAGTCATCTGCATAAACCAATGGGCCTTCAAATATCTTAACGCTCTTATCGGATAAGACTGCTGATATTTCTGTCATAAAAACCATATCAAGGTCTTAATACATCTTTAACATTTTCTTCTCGCATATTATTACGAGCTACACCCTTCCATTTTTCAGCAGTTCGTAAACCACCAAGACCAAGTAAAGATAAAGTCAAAGTCATTAGTCCTTCAGTATTTAAAACTGGTGGCTGTATTGATGAGCCTGAGATAACTACTATCCAATTCATCAAAGGTGCTAAAAAGTATTGCCACATCAAGGCCAATGCACAAATCCAGAGGATCGCAGGCCTACTTCCCGAAACAAAAATACTAGGATGTTTAGCTTGTTCTAAATTAATTTCTGCTTGAGCTTTTTGCAAATCAATCATTTGTGATTTGATACTAGCTTCTAGCTCCATACGCTTAGTTTTATCAGGTATGGCTTTGCCAATTAAATCGCTTATTGGTTTAAAAAATTTATCAATCATTGTCTTTGCCCTCTAATATATTTTTAAGTTTCATAGCTTTCTCATGTGCTGAATCAACGTGTAAGTTTTTATCAACTATCTTTTCTAGCTTTAAACTTTCTATTTTATTATTACTAATATAACGCCAAGTATAGCCATCTTTTGAATATACACCAAAGACAGTTGTACCCATACCAATCTTAATTATCATGGCTTGTTCGCCATCTAATAAGACCTTATCGCCTTCGTTGAATTGTGAATTGAGTTTGAATTTAAGACCTTTGATGAATGATACCGAATAGTCTTTGAGAGCAAGTCCGCCTAATACGCTTGCCAAAAATAGAGATGCTTCAACATAATATTGCTCAAAGTCCACTTGTCTTAACCATGAGTTTTTTGCACTTCAAACTCAGCAGTTAGACTAGCTCCTTTGTGTGGTTTGAATTTGCCCTCATGCTTCATTAATTTATAAGTCTTGCCAGACTTCATAAAGTGATAGCCTTTAGGTGCTTTTATTTTTTTATTCATATTTAATATTTCTTTTTAGTTTTAGGCTTTGTGTTTTTTTTCTTTTTTCTTTTTAAATGATAACCTGGCATTATGCTTTCCTCGTTTTGTTACTTTTTGGTCTGAGTAAATCTGCATCGGCTTTTCTAGCACCACCTTTGCCTGTAGCAAAAGATCGTACTCTGCCAGCCGCCCAAGCATGTGCAGATACACCTGGTCGTGATCCTGACGAATAGTATGCACCAAGACCTCGTTTATAAACTTTTGCTAAAGTGCCTTTGGAAATACCACTAGACTTAGCGTATTTTTTTAAAGTTGCTTCTTTACTTCCTGCCACTTTTGCTTCTCTGTTTAGATATTCTGTTCATCATAGCTGGGGTTAATTTACCTTGTTTGTATAGTTTAGCAGTTCTTTTTATTTCTTTCTCCCTTGCCTTTGGGTTCTTTGCGCCAGCAACATACTTCTTAGGTACGCCACCTTTGGTCTTTGGTACTTTTTTAAACTTTCTCACCATTTCACCTTATTTGCCCAATACGCTGCAGACATTTTGCCTTTAGCAATGTTTTTTGCGTGTCTGGCTTTAAAAGACTTAGCACGCTTAGTCATAGTTTTATCACCAGTCTTGCCTTGTTGTCCAAAGCGGATGGTTTTAACTTTGTCGCCTTCTTTGGCAACTACCACGTGTGATTTGGTTTTATGTCCTGGTGTTCTTTTCGGTTTATTAAACCCTGAAACACCAGCTCGTTTTAATCTTGAATCTTTCATAATAATTATTCTACCGATAATAAACCTTTGTAATGTGTTTTAAATTCTTCAGGCTTATAATTTGCTGAAAAATTTATAGCAGCTTGTTTATCTTTGCCAAAAGAAATTATATTTTTATTTTTTTTAGCATATTCAAACGCTTCATCTTCATTTTCTATTTTTTTGTATTTTCCATCTTCAAAAAAAACAGAAGGAAAAGCAAACCAATTACCTTCTTTATCTGGTGAAGCCATCATAAAGTGCGTTTGCATTCTGTTTTCTTTATCAAAAATACTAGGCTTTGGATAATCTTGTGGATTCAAAACTCTATCAACAAAAGGCACATCTTTATTATTTAACAAAGTCATCATGTTAGATAAATTTAAACCTTTGTTTTGTTCATTCAAAGATTTTTGAATTAAATAAGTTTGCAGTCGCTCTGGACTTTGCAAAGATTTCATTAATTGATCTATGTTTTCAGCCATTAGTGTAAAGTCGTTTCTTTAATTAAAAATATTTCTGTATCTTCGCCTATTTTATCCTTAAATAAAAATTGCATAAATGATTTTGCTTGTTCAAAACTACGAGCTTTGATGTCTGTGCCAATATAAACGTGTTCCCCAACCACACATTCCAAATGATAAAGTTTAACTGGAGATGTTGAAGTCGTCATCAAACAACCCCTGTGATTGAGTTTTTGCTATCTGTCTGATAGTTTCTCGGTCACGTTCCATCAACGCATTGATTTCTGCAATATCAATCTGTGTACCATATTTACCAGCTAACTCTGCTGACTTCAATCTAATCTCGGCTTCAGCTTCATCACGCCTTCTATCATCTTCCATAATGATTTTCATACGATCTGTTTCGGCATCAATGACCGCTTTTTGTGCTTGCACTTGTGCTTTTTGAATTTCTGCTTGCGCTAACAATGTAGCTGGATCAGGTTTTTCTTCTTGTGGTTGTGGTGGCATTGGTGGCACTTGCGTATTGATAAAACTTTGTGCATCTTTGAAACCAGCTAACTCAATCATTTTGCTAAGTGTGTTTGAGTATTGTTGTAAATTCACTAAAGGATTCTGTGGCCCTAGTGTTTGTAAAATTTGTTCTTGCTTACCTGCTAAGTTATTTAAAACTGCCATACGTTCGTCATCGCTGTTTTTGGAAATTGCAACATTGACACTAACGTCTTTATCGGAATCCCAGTAGCGAGGATCAACAGGTACGAATTGATTGTTTAGTCTAAACATATCTTGTCCTTCTTGGTGTTTGATAACCAAGTTATTGACTAAGCTAAAGAGTTCTTTCATACCGCCTTCAGCAAAATGACGACAAATCAATTCAACTCTGCCTTGCGCTCCAGACATGGTAGCGGAAACAGCAGCTTTGGTCGTGCTTTGTAAGGCTTCAGCATTGAGTCCAGCACTTGCTTTGGAAACTCCAGTACGATTTTCTTTGGCTTCGTCTAAGTAACCTAATACTGGAAAGGCTTCTTTACCGACAAAAGGCACAGCAAATGGTTGCACCATACCAGGCGCACGCATACGAATTGGTTGACCAATATCGGTATTTAAAACATCGTCAATATTGACTTGTCCTTCAACAACACCCATTCTCGGAAAGATTGCATGACCTAAAGAATCTAACGTATCACGCATGATTTGTGATTTCGCTCTTTGAATTGGAATCACATAGTCTGCTGGACATGAGCCAATCGCAGTATGTGGTTCTGGATCTGGGCAAAACATGACAATCGGTAAATCATCCCATTGTTCAACATTGACAACATTTATGCCTTCACCTGCGGTACAAACTCTAATTCTTTCGTCTATACCATCGCCATCTAAGTCGTAAAATAAATAATGTTCTACGTATAAAACATTCTTGTTGCCATACCCACCACGATCATTATAAACATTATCGTCATAAGGATTACG